TCAGGCTGACCGCCCAGGGGAAGAGAAGGCGACCTCCAGGTCGAAGATGATGAACAGGATGGAGACCAGGTAGAAGCGCACGTCGAACTTCAGCCGCGCGTCCTCGAACGGGTTGAACCCGCACTCATAGGCGCTGGTCTTTTCCGGGTCCGGATTGGACGGGGCCAGCACCATGGGCGCCAGCATGAAGGCCGCGCCCAGCACGATCGCGATGACCGAGAAGATCACGATCGGCAGGTACTCGAGCAGGAAGGCGTTCATCACACTCTAAGGAGGTCGGCGGAAAGGGGTTCCCCGCCGGAGTCGCGCGTATCTAGCCCCTGCCCTCCCCCGTCGCAAACGCTTTGCCGACAGAGGCGCGAAGGGCCGCAGCCGAGGGCGAGAAGACGCCAGGGCCGCCCTTGACAGCTTCTCGGGCGCCGCCCTATTGACCGGCCTCCCGACGCGGCACGCTTCTAGAGAGGCGGTCCGGGAATACGCGGGTGTAGCTCAGTTGGTTAGAGCGCCGGCCTGTCACGCCGGAGGTCGCGGGTTCGAGTCCCGTCACTCGCGCCACCTTTTCAATAACTTAGGAGGGGTGGCGCAGGCCGTTGCGACTCGTTGCGACTCCGCCATTGCGACTCCACCGCTCCGGACGTTCCCTTTCCCGACCTAAACCAGCCGCCCGACGCCACCTGCGGTCGCACCCGAGCACGGACCTGTGGACGAGGGGGGTTCCCGTCTTGTTCTCCGGCCGAGGGAGGCGCAAAGCGCGCCTATGGGATCCAGAGGTCGCGAGCGGGTCCGGGTCATCCCGGCGTGGACGGAGACGATCGGCAGCCTCATCGAGGAGGGCGCGATCGTCCGGGCCCACTGCTCGGAATGCGGCAAGGAGCGCCTGGTCGACCTGCAGCGGATCCAGCGTGCGAAAGGGCCGCTTTACAGCCTCTGGCTGCGCACCGCGCCCTGCCGGACGAACCCCTGCCGCGGCCGGGTGTGGTTCAGCGCCATGCGGCCCGACGCCGGCGTCTGGCCCACGAACATGCGAAATGTGATGCGCCACCAGGTGGAGCCGTTTCATGAGCGATGGCGGGCGTCGCTGACGGGACTGCCGGTTGCAGCGCCAACGCCCTAGCCCCTCCCCTGGCTCAGCCAGGCCAGACGACGCAGGTCCGCGTCAGCCAGGCTTTCGTGTCCTCAAGACCGTTGGTCCCGCCATTGATGCGGCGGCGGATCTGAAGCACGTCGTCGATCTCGTTTCGGAGCGCGCTTTCCCGGGCCGTCGAGTAGACCCGCTCGCCGGCGTCCGCATCGGCTAGGGCGTTCAGGCCGTGCACGCGCCACCAGTCGCACGCGAGCTGCGCGCCGATGGCCGGCTCGGCCGCCAGGTCCGGCTGCTCAAGCAGCGGCAGTCCGGTCCAGTCCTGGGCCTTGCTGTAGAAGTCCCGGCCGGTGCCCATGATCGGCGAGCGACCCCGGTGCTTCCACCCGTCGTCCGGCCCCACGTTCCCCATCCGGCCGCCGTAGACCTTATTCGCCAGCGGCCGCGGGTTGCGCGCGTAGGGCGCCGCGGAGGCGAGGGTCGGGAAGCGGCTCGGCCAAACGATGCACAGCCGCTCGGCCGAGTAGTTCAGGTTCTCCGTCAGCGCCCGAAACCCAGCGCACTCGTGGGCGAGTTGGGCGATGAAGTGTCGGATGCGGCGCGGGGTCGTGATCCCGCACCGGGGCATGTGGGCGGAGAACGCCGCCGCGAGAGCGGCCGCCATCGTCGGGCTGCAGGCGGGCGAAACGGCGCGCAGATGCGCAGCCGTCACCAGAGGTGCGGTTGTCATGGGTCGGTCTTTCGAGGGCTGGGGTGGGTGCGGGCTCAGAGCCCGAGGCGGTCCGCGGGAGACGGCATGGGAGCGTCGTTCGGGTACCCGGCCGGCCACGTCGGCTCGGTCGTCGCTCGCCCGGCCGGCAGTCCGGCCGCACCTTGGCGCAGGAGGTCCGCCGGCAGGGGCTCAGTGCCGTTGGTCAAACGAACCAGGGTGGTGACGCCGGCGGCGGTCGCGATCAGGGTGCCGCTCACCGTCCCGACGAAGGCGGCCCATTCCCCGAGGCTAGCTTCGGGCCCGTCGACCAGGAGCCAGAGCCCCAGGACCGTCTTGGCCAGCAGGTCCGACCCGAACGCCAGGGCGCCGAGCACGCGGCCGAATGCATAGGTGCGCCCGTCCGGGCCCGTCAGGCAGTCCCGTGCGACGCGGCCGAGCGGGATCCCGGTCACGGGGCTTCGGCGCCGTCGCGGGGGTTAGGCGCCCGGCGGATTGCCTTCATGCTCGCCTGGAGGGTCTTCTGCGCGTGCCGGAGCTCGCCGAGCTGGCCGGCGATCGCGTCCTTGAAGTCGCCGAAGCGGTCCGTCAGGTGGGAGAGTCCCCGACCGACCGACTCGCCCATGTGCTCCATGCTACGGGCCATAGCGGCGACGGTGGTGGCCAGCTGGGCGAGTTCACGGACGTCTCGCTCGAGATCGTCCACGTCTTTTCGATCGGCCTTGTCGGCCTGGAGCACGCGGATGTCCTCGCAAGCGCGACGGAGCTCGGCCCGCGCCATGCCGTAGGCCAGGGCGGCGACGGAGAGCGAGATCGTGAGAGACGCGGCCAGGGTCGCCAGCGCGATCCAGCTTTCGTGGTCCATGAGCGGGGCTCCGGGCAAAGAAAAGCCGCCCGGAGGCGGCGATGTGTTTCAGCGATGGGGGTGGGCTAGCGTCACCCCGGCCCAGACGGCGGCGCAGCGCCATAGCGCGACACCCTCCGCCCGCATGGCTCGATAGAGCTCGGCATGACAGACGGCGTAAGGCAGCGCCGTCTGGCTCATATTCCAGTCGTGGCGGATCGCCGGCCGGACCATGTAGCCGGCCACAGGCACCACCCAGACCGCCCAGCTCGGAACGCTGCAGAGGTCGGTGACGAAACCGGCCTCGATCGTGGTCCCGCGATAGCTGAACGCCTCGAGGACTTCGAACTGCCCGCGCCCGTTCTCAAGGGTGCGGAGCGGGCGGAGCGCTAGGCCGGCCATCCGCTTTCCGGATCGAACGCCTGCAGCGCATCCAGGCCTGCGGCGGCGGCGGCCGCCAGCTGGGCCTTCTTCGTCCAGAGCGCGCCCATCATCAAAGCTCCGAAGCTACGGATCGACGTGTTGACCACAGCCCTGCCCTCCGCCCAGGTCATCGGGTGGTTGATGTTCTCGGTCGTTCGGATCGGCAGCATCATCGGCTGGTCCTGAAGGCCCTCCTCGAATGCATCGCGGATGGCGTCCTTCAGCGTCAGCCAGTTCGTCTTGTCGACCTCCCGAGAGACCTGAAGGTGCTCGATGCAGGGCTCGGCCGTGGTCCCGAAATTGTGTGGGGCGCCACGATCAAAGCGCCGGGAATAGGCAGCTTCCACAGCGGCGAGCTTGCATCCAACCAGCGCGCTCATGGCGGCCACCAGATCCTCGCCGTCGAGCTTCTCGGTCAACCAAGTCTGCTTACCGGCCACGATAGGGCCCTCGACGGCCCTCTCATCAGCCGGGACGTGAGGCTGCGGAACCTGGGTGTAGCGGATGAAGTCCGCGTCTCCCGGCCAGTCGGGCCCGACCGGTCGGGACAGCCGCTCCGCCTGCACCCACTCCGGGGTGGGCGTTGCGGCCGCCACGCCGGCGGCGTGCGCGGCGCGCTCCTCTGGGGTCGCGTCCTCGGCCAGATCGTCGGGCATAGACGGGAGCCTGGGCGGTGCTGGGTAGAGGGCTGCCCGCTCCTCGTTGACCTCCAGAGTCCCGAGGCTGCGACGGCCGGACACGCGGGAAAAGAAGTGGTCCATCATTGGAGATCCAGCCATCCGTTAAGAACGATCACGAGGCCGTCAGCGATCGGGCCGCCGCTGTTCTGGTTGCGCACGTCGATGACCGGGCCGTTGAAGGCGAAAGCCACCATCGGGAGGGCCTGCGACTCGCTTGCGACGGTGAGCGTCTGGTTTCGTTTCAGCACCCAGGCGCCCGGGAGCCCTATTCGGAGCACCTGCCCCGCCGCGGCCCCAGCCGTGGTGACCTGATAACGAATGGACACCCAGACCCGCTTGCCGAGCAGGACGAAGTCGGCGTGAAGAAACTGGCCGGCTGAGATGGGGTTCGAAACGCCGGTAGCGGTCGGGGAGAAGGTCCCCGACTGCCCGCTGACGTTCTGGTTGCCGTTGATGATCAGATCGCCTGACAGCGTTGTGACCCCGGCGGGGGAGATGTTCAGGGCGTTGCGCTTGAACGACCCGTCGTCGTTCTGCTGCTGAACGTTGAGCCCTCCCTGGAAGACCTGAAGGACCGTTCGCGTGGAACCCGATGGGGCTCCGCTATCCTGAAAGAGCAGGAAGGGAGACAGGTAGGACGACACGAGCGGACCGGTCAGCGTCCCGCCTGCCTTGTCGAACTTGGCGTTGAGCGCCGTCTGCTGAGCGGTGCTGACGGGCTTCTGGGCGTCGGCGGTGTTGTCCACACTCCCGAGGCCCACATCGGCCTTGGTCAGAGCCAGCCACGTCCTCGCGGCCGCCTTCGTGATGGCGCGGACGATCTTCCCAGTAGGTCCGCCGAAGGCGACCAAATCGCCGTCAGCCACGCCGCCAGCAGGCCCCACCACGTCACCGGAGCCGGACCCCGAAGCGCCGGTTGCGCCTTGCGGGCCCCGGATATCGGTAGCCGCGGCAGCCGTGCCGACGAACCCTGCGGCGCCAACGAACAGGCTAGCCGCGGCTGGCTTCGCACCAGTGCCGCCGACCCAGTCGACGACCTGGTGAACCCGCCGCTCGCCGTCTACCACCGAGGCGAGAACGGAGGTCCAGCCGCGCTCACCAATTGGGCCCGGGATGCCTTGGAGCCCCTGGAGGCCCTGTATCCCTTGCTGGCCTTGACCTCCCGTGTCGCCCTTCGGCCCACGGAGCGGCCCCGCGTTCAGCCAGGAGCTGCCTGTCCAGACATGGTATTCCAGCGTGGCCTGGGCGTTCGGGACGAGGTAGCCGTCGCCGAAAAGCTGCCCGTTGATTGCGTCCAGCGCCGCACGGTTCGCCAGCGGGTCGCCCGAGATGCGGAGCAGCCCCGAGGTGACGGCCCGGTCTACCGCGGTCTGAAGGCTGGCGATGGCTTCCAGCGACTTGTCGGCCGCTTGAGCGACGGGCGTCTCGCCGCCCAGGTATTGCTCGTAGAAGGGCTCCACGACCGTGCGTTGCGACGGCGTGAGGACGCCGGCCGCTTCCAGGCCGTCGAGGAAGTCGTAGGTGTTAAGCGTCACCGGCGAGATCCTCCTCTCCGCCTTCGCCTGCCGCGGGCTTGGCGGAAGCGCGCTGCAATTCGAGGATCCGGGTCGCGGTGTTGATCTGGCCCGTCACCTTGAGGATCCCGGCCTGGTGCTCGGCCAGCTCACGGCGGGCCTGAGCGGCGCCCTCGTAGTGACCCAGCAGCTCGTCGCGCCAGACCGCGATGGCCACCTCCGGGGTGAGGTCTTCCATCAGTCGACCACGGTGTCTTCGGCCGCGCCGAGGTGGTGACGGACGATCCTGCGGGTGGTGATCAGCATCTGAATGAGCTGGTCGACCGCGGTCCGCGCAGGGTCGTCGCCTTCCAAGGCGTCCCGAGCCTCCGTCAGCTCGGCGCGGAAGGCGGCGGCGCCCTTGCTGTCCAGGGCGCCCACTGCGGCCTTCAGCTTCGGGATGCGGCGTTCGGTGAGCACGCGCTGGCGCTCACGCAGCTCCGTTTGGAGCTGGGCGTCGGTCTTCTCGGTCATGTCCGGGTCCTCAGTTGAAGTAGTGCAGGTCCACGAAGCTGCCGCCGCTTAGGCTGGCGGTGCCGAGGCCGCGGGCGAACTGGAGCTTGATCAGGCGTTCGCCGCTGCGGGGGTGGGCGAGGTGCGCGCGGCGGTAGACCTCTGCCTCGGCGCTCGTGTTGGTCTGACCCGCCCCGTAGAAGTGGGTGAAATCCTGGGGCGCGTGCAGCTCGACGAGGTCGCCGCCGCCGAGGTTCGTCGAGACGATCCGATACCGGAGCACCCACTGCAGCGTCGTGGTGTTCGTCTCGGGATCGAAGGCCACTGGTGTGCCCTGACCGTTGCCGGTGAAACGACCGTAGACGCTGAAGAAGCCCTGGGTCGTGTAGCGCTGGGTCACGGCCACGTCGTGCCAGTTCTGGTCGGGCGCCCCTGCCCCGTTGGGCAGGTCCCAGTTAAAATTTCCGGCTAGCGTCTGGCCGGAGAACCGGCCTCCTCCAGGCGCGCCCGCGCCTATGGCGATCACGCCGTTCTCGTAGCTCTCTCCGCCGTCAGGCACGCTGGTGGAGCCCGCCCAGAGGGTAAGCGAACCGCCTGCGCCGAGGACGGTCTTCTGCCCGTCCCGCGTGATCTTCAGGCGGCCGGTCAAGGGCTCATAGGAAAGGCCGTTGCCCTTGTCCGTGACCCGGAAGCTTGAGCCGGTGAAGTTGATGTCCCGGATAACGCCGTCGATCAGGTAGCCCGTGACCTCGTTGTTGGTCTGGACAGCCAGGCCGGCGATCGCCTTGATGCGCCCGTCCAGCGCGAGCTCGACACTGTCCACCCGAGTGATCGAGGCGTAGCGCCCGTCGAGGGTGACGGACACGTTGTCGATGCGGGTCCCGAGCGCGCTGTCCGCGGCGATGCGGAGGTCTCGCTCCGTGGTGATCCCACCCTCAGCCGTGCCCACCCTCCCGAGCAGGCCGTTGATCTCGTTGACGCGGAGCTGGTTCGCCTCGACGTCGAGCTGCCGATTGCTGACGATGGCGCCCTCGGCGGTCCCGACGCGGCCTAGCAAGGCGTTGATCTCGCCGATCCGGGCGGCGTCTGCGCTGATGTCGAGCTGGCGGTTGGTGACGATCGCGCCTTCCGCCGTAGCGACACGCCCGACCAGGGCGGCGTGCTCGGAGATGCGAACGTTGTTGGCCTCGACGTCGAGCTGACGGTTGGTGATGATGGTGGCTTCAGCCGTGTCCACACGGCCGGCGAGCGCCGTCGTCTCGCTCGCGCGGGCGCTGTTGGCCGTGGCTGCCACCTGCCGATCGACAACCGCGGTGGCCTCGATCTGGCCGGCTCGCACCGTCAGCGCCGAGGTTTCCTGGGCCCGCGCGGTGTTCAGGTCCGTGAAGGTGGTCCGGTCGGAAATCTGGACGGCTTCAAGGCCGTTCGTGCGCGACACCAGCACGGTCGTGTCGGCCGCGAGCGCTGTGGTCTCGGTCTTCAGCTCCGTCGTGACCCGGCGGGCGAAGGCGGACACTGGTTCGCCGTTCGGCATCTGGGACAGGATGACGGCGACGTGCCGGCGTTGCTGCAGCTCCGCTCCGATGCGGAAGACCGACTCCGCGCGATCCAGCTGAACGTTAGCCAGGGAGCGGCGGAGGTCCCGGACGCTTTGCCCCCCTGCCGCACCGATGTCGCGGAGCACGTCCGCGATCGGGCGCTCGCCCAGGTGGGTCACATTGGAAGCGACCAGGTCCGGCGTGACGAAGAAGCCGAGCGAGGTGTAGACCTCGGGATTGTCGACCCCGCGCACCTTGTAGCGGACGGCGACCTCGTACCGGGTCCGCGGCCCCAGGCCCCGCACGTCTATGATGACGTTCGTGCCCGGGTAGGCCTCCCACTTCCACAGCTCCAGCGGCTCGTTGGCCGGCGCGGGGCCGACTCTCCGGACGCCGACGATCGTCTCCTCCGCCGCGGTGTTGTCGATGCCGTTCGGGCCGAGCGAGACCCTGACGACGGGCACCTGCGCCCCGCCCGTTCCGGTGACGGCCGCCGCAGCGGCGGCCCAGGTCCCGGCGGCGGGCGCCGGCACCAGGGACGGATCCACGCCGGTCAGCGCCGGCGTCGGCGGCGCCACGTCCGTCCGCCCGAGCGCGAAGTCGTGCTTGGGATCCGTTTCGGAGCGGAAGGCGATGGTGACGACGCCAGTCTGCAGATCGAAGTCGCGCTGGGTGACGACGCACTTCTGCCCGTTCAGGCCCCATTCCGGCTCGTCGGCGGTGAAGCCATGCCCGGCCCGCAATCCGATCATGTGCGGCTTGCACGGCAGGGCGCCCGTGATGCCCTCGCGGGTGTTGACCACGTCGTAGGCCGCGAGCTGCGCGGCCTGGGCCGCCGCTTCGTCGCCGCCCCCGACGTAGGGGTATTCGATCTCCCGCGGCCGCTCCTCCCCGTCTTCGTCCTGATAGGCCTGAACGGAGACGGGCTGGCCTGGGAGCGTCTCCCAGCCGCCCTGCTCCTGCCGGAACTTCGGGATAACGATGTTGATGCGGTCGCGACGCGCCGAGGAAGTGTCGATGACCGGCTCGCCGGCCAGGTCCTCGCGGGTGATCGTGACGACGGAGGCCTTGGGCGCGTTGACGATGACGCCGATCCGGCCGCCGCGGCTGAGCGACTGCCCGCCGCCGGCCTGAAGCATCGCCTCCAGGACGTTCTTCGGATCGTCGTCGCTGGTCGGGACGCCGGAGAGGGTCCAGCCGTTCGCGAGGGCGACGTTGGCCGCCTCGACGAAGGACCCGATGTCGATCTGGTGGTCCGGCGCGCCGATGCCGAGCAGGACCGAGCCCAGCGTACCGTCCGGCCGCTGCGCCCGGTGGCCGCGCGCCCAGGCCAGGGCGTGCAGGTGCGGGTTGGCGGTGTAGCCCCAGGTGCGCCAGTCGTCGCGGCGTTGCGATCCCTCGCCGCCGGGATAGGTGCTGTCGAAGCGTGGATCCCACGCCGTCACGCCCAGGCCGACGAACAGGGGGCGCGGGAGCCCGGTCGAGTACTTCACCGGGTCCGCGCGCATCGTCCAAAGGGCGGCGGCGCAGTTCGTGAGCTTGTGAGCCGCGGTCCACTCCGGGAGATTGCCCTGGTGGTTTGCGGGCGTGTCCTTGGTGCCCGTGGCCGTGTGCTTGAGGTAGGAGCCGCCGGCGGCGCCGAGCGTCCGCACCTGCCACATGCGGTTCTGGTAGAAGCCGCTCGCCCCCTCCCCCGCGTCCGTCCCGAACACGACGGGCTGGGCGTTGGCGGTGAAGCTCTCGATGCTGGTGATCGGCAGGGCCGAGAGCAGCAGCAGGAAAGACAGGTAGTTCTTGGAGCCTCCCACCGCGTTGTGGTGCAGCGGGCGCCCCGCATGCGCCGTCCGTCCGACCATCAACGCAAGCGGAGGGTCTGGATCCAGCCGCACCTCGATGGGCGAGCCGCCGGCGTTCACGTTCGGCTTGGGCGACAGCGCCGACACCGCGGCGTTGGCGCCGACCGTCACGGCCACGTTGACCGCGACCACGGTGGCGACCTGGGCGAAGGTCGCGGTTCCAGCGGCCACGGCCGAGGAGGCGCTCGCAACGTAGGAGGCCGCCGAGGCGACCCAGGCGACCACGGCGGCGGCGGCCTCGGGCATTAGAACACCTTCCAGGCGGTGACGAAGGCGTTGGGCGTGCCGACGCCCCAGCGGCCTTCCTTGGCCGTCAGCACGTCGCCGTTGCCCACGGCCACGCAGAGCGCGGGCCAGGTCGCGTCGTCCGACGGGATCGCCACCAGGTCGCCAATCATGGCCATGGCCGGCGGGATGCGCGGGAAGCCGAGCGAGTCGACGGCGGCCTCGAGCGTGTCGAAGCCGAGATCCTTCAGGGTGCGCCTGGCGGTGAGCGCGTTCGAGTAGCGGCGCCCCTTGAGGATGCTCACGCGGTAGCCGAGCTGGCGTACATGCCAGGAGGACACGCGCACGCAGTCCCGCGTGCCCCAGGCGAAGGGCTTGTTCGCGAACCGCGCGATGGTGGCGTCCACGGCGATCTGCCGGCGGCGTTGCGGGTGCATCATCCCGCCTGCAGCTGTCCGCCGCCGCCGCCGCCGCCCTGGTAGCCGCCATTGCTGACGCCCGAAGACGTCCCGCCGTAGAGGATGCGCGCGGGACCATCCACGCCCCAGATCGAGGGCGTGGTCACCAGGGGCACGAACTGCATGGAGAGGTCTCCCGGATAGACGCTCTCCCAGAAGGGGGCGCTCATGCCTCGGCCTTGATTCCTCTCGAACATCCGCTCCCAGGCGGACGCGACGTCGACGGTCAGCGACTTGCCGTTCTCGGAAGGAGCCAGGCGGGAGTTGTCGATCTCGCCCACGAACTCCGGCTCTCCCACGATGGGTTGGCCGTTGGCGCCCAGCACCCCGAACCAGACCGTCACCGGCGATCCCTGCGCCTGCGGCGCGGCCGCCTCGGCCATGGCCGCGTTGGAGCGCGGGTGAAGGACCATGCGCCAGCGAGGAGCCTCGGTGCCTAGCCCCTCACTGATCGACTCGGCGCCGGCCAGCACGCCGAAGACGTCGTCCTCGCCCGTGAACAGCTCCGGAGCGGGAAAGCCGATCGGCTGCAGGAACAGCTCGCCCGAGCCGTCCAGCAGGCGCAGGGTGCGGGTCGGGAGCTCGACCTTGACGGCCACGAACGCGGTCACCGCCGCCCCGCGAAGGGCGGCGTCCATCCCGGGTGAAAGGGGCATGGCGCTACTTCGCCTCTTTGATGGTGAAGCTCAGCCCGACCGTGCGGGCGGCATCCAGGGTCCAGCTCTGCTCACGACCTTGGAGCAGGCCTTCGATGACGGGGCTCGCGAGCTCGATCACGGCGCCGTCACCAGGATTCTTCCGCAGCAGCGGGCGGAAGTTCGTCAGGACGCGTCCATCGCCGCCCGCCGTCGCCGGCGCCGCGTTCTGGTAGAGGTAGCGGCGCCCCTCGATGATCACGGAGAGGAACTGACCTTCGTCCAGGGCATAGCCCGGCGTCAGTCCTCGGAGCGCCATGGTGGAAACGCCATGGTTTGAACCATCCGTCACCGGAACGCCGGGGTTGCCGACGACGTAGTCCGGTTGAGGGAACGGCATCGCGACGGTGTCGTAGAGCCCCTGCATCAGCCGCGAGATCCAGACGCGGCCCAGGTCGTAGGGCATAGGCGGGAGCGTCACGTCGATCGCCATCCGGTCGCCCAGACGGTTCAGGAGAAGGTCCGAGGCCCCCAGGGCGCCAGGCAGCACGCCGCCCGCCCGGATGACGCGCGGCGTTGCTTCCACCGGAGCCGGGTTCACCGGAAAGAACACCGTCACGAGAAGGTGTTCCGCCGTCGACGCGATATGTCCTGCTGGGCCAAAGCCGCCCCTCCGCGCGCGCCCGCCATCGCTGCCTGTGCGGCCATAGGCGCGGCGGCGCTCTGAACGGCCACGTCGAAGTACTTCGACTTGTCGACCTGGACGCGGATAACCTGGACGCCGCCGCCGGCGCGGAGCTGGCCGGGCGTGGAGATGTCGACGCGCTCGCCCCGTGTCGCGCGGAACTGCACCAGGTTCTGATCGATCCCGCCGCGGCCGCCCACGGTGAAGGAGCCCCCGGTCTTGAAGCCCGGTATGCCGCCGACAGCGTTCGAGGCGCCGGCGGCCGTGGCCGCGGCCATGATCGCTGCGGCCACGGCCATGCCGGAGGATGTGATGGCGCCTGAGACGGTCGCGCCGACGGCGCCCAGGGCGGTCGATGCGGCCGTGACGGCGGTGGACAGAGCCGCGCTGGCGGTCGCGCCGGCGGTGGTGATCGATGTGGCGGCCGCGGCTCCGGCCGTGGTGATGGCGGTCGCCGCCGCGGTGCTGCCGGCCGCTTCGCCTGCCGCCTCGCCTGCGCCGATCAGTCCCTCGCCCAGGCCAGGGAACAGGCCCGGGAAGGTCTTCTGGGCGAACTGGAAGGCCCAGTCGGCCAGCTTGTCGGCCCCGCGCTGAAGACCGCGCGCGGTGGCGTCGGCGAGCCGCTCCTCCAGGAAGCCCTTCAGGTCGCCTTCGAAGGCGGCCCGGGTGCCGCCGCGGACGATCTCGCGCCACTGGCCCTGGGCGCGGGCGAAATCCTCTTCGCCGATTTCGATGCGGGCACGGCGTCCGGCCTCCTCGGGGCTGTATCGCTGATCCTTCAGCTGCTCGGTGCGGGCGGCGATCTCCGCCTCCCGACGGAGCCGCTTCACGGCCCCCTCCTCGCCGCGCAGCTCGGCCAGGCGCAGGGCGTGGTCGGTGCGACGGTCGGAGAGCCACTTCTCACGCGCCTGGGCCCGGGCGCGATCGATCGCGACCAGGTCGGCTTCGGCCTTCACCGTCGCATCGACGATGCCCTTGCCTTCTTGCTGGTAGCCTTTGATCCTGCGTTGGCCTTCGACCCGGCGCTGCAGCAGGTCCACGAGCTGGGTTTCCCCCGCGATCTGCGCGACCTGGATGTCGAGCTCGAGCTGCATCTCCTCGAGCCGGATCTTTTGGCCGGCGGCCCTGCCCTCCTCGATGATCGACTGATCGATCAGCGCCTGCTTCACCGCGTCGGCTCTACTGAGCTTGGTCGACATGTACCGTTCGATCAGGTCGGCGAGCTCGGTCTCGCGCTCGAGCGTGCGCAGCTGGTCTTCGTCCATGGCGAGCCGGGCGGCCGCGATCTCCGCCATCTCGACCATGCGGAAGCGTTCGCTCTCGGCCGCCTCCGTCCGTGCAGCCTGGAGCTCGCCCATGTCCCGCTCAGCGGCGGCGCGCGCACCAGCCTTGCCGAGGCCGGCCTCGTCGTAGGCGGCGATGCGCTGCTTGAGGTCGGCCTGGTCTTCGAGGCGCTGCGCTGTGGCCTCATCGCCGCGGGCCCGGGCGATCTCGATTTGCGCCTGCAGGCGAAGATCCGCCGGCGTTGGGCCGGAGCGGCCGCCGCCTTCTTTCTTGGTCCGGACGTTGTCGGGAATGTTGAGCGTCCCCGTGCCGCTGCTGTTGCCGGTCGCGATCGGGCGAGCGAGGCTGGTCTCGAAGGCGGCGAGGTCGGTCGCCTGATTTTTGAGGGCTGCGGACCGGGCTTCCAGATCTGCAGTCTCACGCTGCACGTTGCGGCGCTGATCGCCCGCCACCTGGCCCAGCATGGAGCGGGTTCGTGCGTCCGCATTGACCGGATCGTTGATGGCGGTCGTGGTGGCGGCGAGCCGGGCGCGGCTAAGCGCGACTGTGGCTTGCGCCTCTCGGACCTGAGCCTGCGCGGTGCGAAGCGCCTGCTCCATGAGGGCCCGCTTGGCCTTGGCCGCCTGGATCGCGCTGTCCCGGTCCTTGTCGCTGGCGTTGGCCGCCAGCAGGGCGGCTGATTTGTACTCGTCCGTCGCCTTTGCGAGAGCTTCAGTTGTAGCGGCCGTCTGCCTCTGTGCGGGCGACAGCTCCTGATTTTTCGCGATCAGTACGCCCACGGCCGTCGCGACCCCCAGGATCAGCAGCCCCCACGGTCCGGTCAGGAAGGCGAACGAAGCCGCAAGCACCCGCATCGCGCCGGCGAGGAGCCCAGCCTTCCCGGCGGCGCCGGCCATGGCCGTCGCGAGCGCGCCTTTCGCGATGATCAGGTTGCCCACGAAGATCAGCAGCGGGCCGATCGCCGCCGCCACGGCCGCAAGGGCCAGGGCCACGCCGGCAAGTGACGGATGTACGTTACCCAGCGCATCGAGGAGGCCCGTTAGGCCCTGCACCAGGCCCGTCATGGCGGCCAGGAGCCCGGACTCGCCCAGGACGATCGCGAGCTCCTCGGCCGCGCCCTTCAGCTGCTCGAGCTGGCCGTTGAAGCCTTCCATGCGCTTCGCCGCCTGGGCCGCGGCGTCGGTCGCTGCGATCTCCTTCTGCAGGCGCTGCAGGCCGTCGGCGCCCTGGGCCATGAGGCCCAGCGCCGTGCGAATGGCGTCTGAGCCGAAGATCTTGGTCAGGGCTTCGTTCTTGGCCTCGCCGTTCAGCGCCCCGACCTTGACCCGAAGCTCCTCGGCGATCTCCGCCATGGGCCGGAGCTGGCCGCTGGACGTGTAGAACTGCAGGCCCAGGGCCGCGATTGCCGCCTCAGCCTCCTTGCTGGCGGGCTTGAGGCGCTGGATGAAGGTGCCGAACGAAGTGCCCGCATCCGAACCGCTGGCGAATTGGGAGGCGGTGCCCGCGAGGACCGCGGTGAAGTCTTCGAAGTTGACGCCCAGCCCCGCCGCGCGCGCGCCCGCCTGGGCCATGCCGCCCTGGAAGTCCGCGAAGGCGAACTTGGACAGGTTCACGGCGCCGGTGATCTGATTGACGACCTGGGGCAGCTCGGCGGCCGTCTTGCCGAACACGCTCATGGTGTCGGTGACGGCAGCCGCTGCGGGCTCCAGCTCCGAGTCGGCCGCAGCCGCGAGGTCCACCGTGGCCTCGGCCGCACCGCCCAGGATTTGGGAGGCGCTCAGTCCGTTCTTGGCCAGCATGTCCATGCCTTCGGCGGCCTGGGTCGCGCCGAAGATCCCGTCCTTGCCGAGCTGTCGGGCCTTCTTGCCCATCGCCTCGATCTGGTCGGCGGGCGCCTTGGTCGAGATCTCGACCTTCTTCATCGCGCCTTCGAAGTTCGCGGCTGTCTTCACCGAGACGACGCCCAAGGCGGCGATCGGCGCGGTGATGGCCAGCGACATGCGCTGGCCGATCTGGGCCATGCTCTTGCCCAGCGCCTGCATTTGCTTGCCGGCGGCCGCGAGTTCCTTCTGAGCCTGACGCATGGCGTCGGTGAACTGGGCGGTGTCCGCGCCCAGCGTGACGTGAAGGGAGCCGACTTCGGCCATGCTCACCTCCATTGGTCATGAAAAAGGCGGCCCCGGAGGAGCCGCCTGATTTGAATATTGCTGGCTTAAGGGCTGCTGCTGAGCCCTAGGGCCGATGCAAGGCCGTCGTCCCCAGACAGAAGGTGTCGTACATCCGCGTCACGACCGCATCATCGTCGTCTCCGCCCAAGTAGACGGTGCCGCCAGACAGCACGACGACAGGGGTTGGGCCGGCCATTCCGCCAAAGCCGTTCTTCGCGTTCACCAATCCGCAGACGGTGAAGCTGGGCTCTTGCCCGTACACCGTCATGCTCGAGAATTCTGCTGAACCAGGGTCCTTGAGCCGCGCCTTAACGGCTGTCTGAGCCGATGCCAGTGCAGTGTAGGCCGCCAACTCCTCGTCGTCGCCGGACGAGCCTGCACCTTTGAAGGAGCAGTAGCCGACCCCTGCGATGATCAGGACGACCCAGATGAGGCAGCCGATCTGGTTCACGGTCGACATAGATGGCGGCGGCGGGGTCGGGTCAGCCTCGGAATCAGCCATGGACTGAGGCTGCTACTGCTGTTCGGCCTGATCAAGTTCCCCGCCGGTAGCCACCGTCCACCGGCGGGCCATGGAAAGCATCTCTTCGGGACTAAGGCGCCTCGCCTGGCGGGGCTTCGGCGCGGTCTTCGGCGCTTCCACGAACTCCGAGTACTTCGGGAACTTCTTCAGCCGGGGGAGGATGGCGGCGTGCCACACCGCCCAAGCCAGTTCACGCCGAGCGGTCCGGGCCGCGCGGGCCCGGCCGGCGACGAAGGCCGCAAACTGCCGGGGGGTGAGCCGCCAGAAACTTGCGGGTTCTCCGCCGAGCTCGCACCAGGTGCTTAGGGAGCCTTCGTAGTCCCACCGGCTCTCGCCGGCCGCCGAGGGCGCGCCCCGCCTTTGGGCGCCGCCTCCTTCGGGAATGCGGCCGACATGGCCCGGGCCATCAGCGTCGCCGCCTTGGACGCGCCGATCGCCTGGATCACACCGCCCGCGACGTGATCGGGGATGATCTCCCCGTGGGCGTGGTTCAGGCCCACCGCGAAGATCGTCCGCAGGTCCGACAGGCGCATGCCCTCGCCGAGCTTGGCGGCGATCTCCACGATGGTCTTGCCCTCGAAGAGATCCTCGAGCGCGCAGAGCGCGTTGAAGTCGTAGCAGAGGACGTAGCTCTCGCCCCCTGCCTTGACCTCGATCTCACCCGCGATCGGGTTCGCGGTCATTGGGGCGCCGCCGGCGCGGCGCCGCGCACGATCGACCCGCTGACCTTGCAGGTGACCGTGGCGGTCATCTTGTCGTCGTTCGGCATGGCCGGCTCGTAACCGAGCACCAGGCACCCGAACTCCCAGCGCTGGCGCGCGGCGGCCCCGACTTTGGGGAAATTGATCCGCCCGCCGACGCGCTTCCGGGCGGCGCGGGCGGCCAGGATCTTCTGTTCGCTCGGGCTGCCGGGCAGGAAGTTCATCTCGAACGAGACTTCGCCTGGATCCGTCAGGCCGAAGATGAACTCCCGGTTGGCGCCCGGGCTCTTCATGTGGGTGGCGTCGATGGTGTCGGTCGACTCGTTCGGCGGGGTGATGTCGAACACCTCGGCGATCTCGGTGAACGCCTCCTCCGGTTCGGCGCCGTCGCCCAGCTCGAAGGTGGAGCCGTAGCCGATCGCTGCGTCAGTCATGTGGGTGAGCCTCCTAGGATGGGTTGCGCCAGACCATCAGGTCCAGGCTCCGCCCCACGATGGGGTCGGTATGGGTGTCGGTGTTGGTCCCGGTGAGGGTGTCGCGCTCGCCCTCGACGAAGGCGGCCTGGAAGCCGGCCTGCCCCGCGATCGCGTCGGCCGCGGCAACCACGGCCCGGGAGACCCGGACTGCGACCAGGTAGTCTTCGGACAGGCAGTCGACCTGGACGCGGTTGCGGGTCAGGCTTGAGCGCGCCTTGGTGGTGTAGTCGCCGGGCCCGCTGATCAGGTGCAGAACCACGGCGGGAAGCGGGCTGCCCTGCGGCCGCAGCTTCCAGTGGATCTCGCTCCCGACCAGGGCGGCCAGCGCCGGCGATGCGAGCAGGTGGGCGGTCAGGGCCTCTTCCATGCCCTACCCCCTTGCTGCGGCTCGAGCGCGCTTCTTTGCGAGCCGCGTCGCGGCCTTCTCGATCTCGGAGCCGAGCTCCTCGCCGATCTTGGGAAGCAGACCGTCCTTGTGCCGATCCCACGCCGGGCGGGCGAAGGGCTGTGGCGGGTGTCGGGACGTTCCGTTCTCTTGCAGTTCGGCCTGGGGATTGCGGCCCGGGCCCGTGTAAACCTCGACGGTGGAGCGCTTCGGCTTCCGCTTCTTGGTCTTGGGCCGGACTGTCGTGACCGCGATGGTCTCCTTCAGGTCCTGCCACTGCTCCGGCGCGAGCCCCTGCATCGTCTCGGCGATCGGCTCGCTGACGCCGACCAGGACACGCTTGAGGACGTTCCGTCCCGTGGCCTTGGGCAGCTCGCCGAGCGCTCGGTCCAGCTCCTTGAAGCCGGACAGCTTCACCGTCGTCTTCAAGGCCTATCCGACCTGGTCGCCGCGGTGATCTCGAGCGCTTCGCGCGTCCCGAGCTCCTTCACGCCGACGATGTCGTAGGCTCGGGCGCCGAACTCGACCCGGTGGCTCGCGTCGACGCCGGCGACCGCGCTCGACCAGCGGATCTCGAAGCGGGTGGTGATGATGGCGCCCTGTTCGGAAGCCCGGAAGCGCTCCCGGTCGCTCACGTCCTGCTTCGAGGCCGCGACCCGGGCGAGCTCGCTCCAGACCTCGATCGGCTTGTTCAGGGCGTCCCGGGCGTTGGCGACCCTGCGCAGGATACGGATCCGGCGATTGTACTTGCCGGCCGGGCGCACCTCAGAAGCTCCAGCGCCGGAAGGCTGACAGGAGCGCGCCCACTGTGGTGGACATCGGGATCGCCTGGACGGCGCCCGCCGCGACCGTCTCGCGGTTCGCGTAGAGGTCGCCGACCATTAGGAGCACCGCCGCCGCGACGTCCGCGGGAACAGGCTCCGGGACGTCGTGGTGGCGGAGCACGTGGTCGCTCGCGGCCTGCAGATAGATCTCGATCAGCGGGTCATGATCGTCGTGGTCGACGTGCAGGTGCGCCTTGACCAGCTGCAGGTCCGCGAGCTCCGCCACGTCGGCTTACTTGACGTCTTCGCCTTGGGGGCCGGCTGGGTTTCGGAGTTGGCCGTGTCGGCCGCCAGGCGCCCGGCCGCGGCCTGGTCGGCCTCGGCACGGGCGCGCGCTTCCTGCTCGGCGGCCTGTCGGGCCAGCTCGGCTTGGCGCTCGGCGGCCGTCGGCTTGTAGCGCTCGGCGATCTTCTGCTTGACCAGGCGCTCCTCGGTCTCCGCGTCGAAGCCGGCGACTTCGTCCTTGTTGTAGTGCGCGCCCAGGTTGTGCCCCTGGAGGAACTTGACGGACATGGTGGTCTCCTTTCGGTCCACCGGGAGCCCGCCGGCGCGGGATCCGGGGGGGCCGAAAAGCCGAGGGCGCCCGCAGGCGTCCCCAGCTGATCAGCGATGCTCAGGAAGCTCAGGTGCCCCACTTCACTCCGGTGGCCACCGAGAAGGCGGTGTCATAGCGGACCGAGGTATCGTGCTCGGTGATGATGCGGATCACCGTCTCGTCGTTCGAGAAGGCGGAGCGGATCACGCCGCCGTCGTCGTAGGCGGCGGTGTCCGAGGCGGCGATCGCCACGTTGAGCGTGTCGCCGATTTGGAACTGGTTGAAGGCGCCGAAGTAGATCTCCGACTCGTTCGAGCCCGCGCCCAGGTTGTCCGGCACGCTGGTGGTGTGGCCGATCGGGTAGTTGCGCAGGGTGCCGTTCGCCTGGATCGACGGGTAGACCAGGTTGCCGTTGCCGTCGCGCAGCTCCGACAGGAACATCATGGTCCGCGGGCTCATGATCCAACCGCAGCTGACCATGGGCACGTTGGCCTGCAGCACCCTCAGGATCAGGTCGGACAGCAGCTTCGCCACCGTGACCAGGTCCGTTCCTGCGCCGGCCACCAGGACGTTGCCCGCGGCGGTGAGCGACTTCAGGCCGGCCGGGCGGTCGAGGACCCGACGCCGCGGATGAACTGCTGGTCCTCTTTCAGCGACACGCTCTCGAGCAGGTCATCGCGGACCATGGCGTCGACGGCGATGCTCGCCCGGCGCAGCAGCTGGTTGGTGATCGGGACCAGCGCCGTCAGGCGCTTCGCCGACATGGCGTTCTGGCCCACGGAAACGTCCGTGGTGGGCGCGGGCACACGCTCGCCGATGTAGGAGGCTTGGGTGCCGGCGGTCTTCTTGCGCTGGGTCAGGTTGCCGTCGGGCATGGGCACGGTGCGAGCGCCGAGCTGGCGGACGACGACCCGGGGCCGCAGGATATCAATGAAGTCGGAGCTGTAGGCGGTGTTGACCAGGAAGCCGCCTTTGACGTTGGTGGCCTGCTCATGTTGCCGACGATCTGCCCGAAGTCCGATCCGTAGATCGTCTCGGCGTGCGCGGCGGCCGCGCGCTGGTCCATGTTGGCCGCAGCGAGCGAGGTGACGATGCGGGTGAAGCCGATCCCGGCCTCGAGCTTCTCCTTGACCTGGGGCTCGACGCGACCGCCGCCAGCGGCGCCCGGGCCGTTCTGAGGCACGATCACAGGCTGGGCGGCCGAAGCCTTGGCGTCGAGCAGCGTCTGTTCGCGGGCGATCGCGCCCTGCAGGCGCTTCGCCTCCGCCTGCTTAGCTTCAAAGGCGGTGTTCTCTTCGGCGGTCAGATCGCGGGCGTTGTCGTCGGTCGCGACCTGCAGGATCCCGTCATATCGGCCAGGGACGGAGGCGAGCGATTGCTTGAGCGCGGTGATGCGCATGGTGGTTCTCTCCGGATTGTCAGTGGGTTGTGGGAAGGAGCTCAGAGACCGGCGCGAAGGTGCGCCAGCTCGAGGGATGCGGCCCGGGCGGAACGCCCGCCTGCCGAACCCCGTGGGGCCGGAGCCGACTTGGCGAGACGGCGGATCGCCCCGTCCAGGCCATCGGCCTCGACGCGGTCGACCATGCCGGCTTCCTTGGCCTGCTTCCCGGTCTTGGTGCCGCCCTTGCCGAAGTCGGCCTTGACGGTGGCGACGGAGACGCCGCGGGCCTTGGCCACGGCGGCGATGAAAACGTCCTCGATCGCGTCCAGCATCTCGCGGACGACGGCCCTGCCCTCCTCCGTCGACATGTCCGGGCGCTTGTTCGGCGCGCTCGAGCTGGTCACGTCGACGGTTCGCCGGCCGAGCGCGTCCGCGTTCTCCTGGTAGGAGGTGGACATCGCCACCCCGATCGAGCCCACCACGCCGGTGGGGGTCGATCGAGAAGCCGGCGTTGGCCTGGCTGGCGATCCAGTAGGCAGCCGAGCAGCCCATCCCCGTGACGTGGGCCACGATCGGCTTGGGCGAGGCCGCCACGAGGCGGCCGAACTGGTCGACGTCGGTGACCACCCCGCCCGGGCTATCGACCACCAGGCAGATCCCGCGAAGCGAGTTGTCCGCCTGCAAAACGCGGAGATCGGCCGCGCTTGGTCAGCGCAGTCGCGCCAGCCCCTGATGGGCTGAGCATCGCAGCCCTCGGAAAGATCGGCCCCATGATGGGGAGGCAGCCGACGCCGTCCCGAGCGGCGGCGCCGCGCGTCCCGGACACCCGCTCGCCCATGACGGCGATCGCCGCCGCGTGCCGCTCGATGTGCCCGTCATCTGCGACGGCCTGGACCGCCGGCGCACTCAGGGCGCGCTGCGCGATCTGCTCGATCGCCTCGAGGTAGCCGTCGGCGATCGCCCAGGGTTGGCTGCGGATGGCCGCCAGAACGCGATGGGGCATCAGTCCTCCTCGTCTTCAGGCGGTTCAGGGGTGCGCTGGGCGGGCCCGGGCTCCGGGGGCGCGCTCTCGAGCGTCGATCCGGATCCGAGGCGGTACTCGTCGCCGCCCTCGCGCTTGTTGAGGTTCTCGCGGGCCCGCGCCTCGTTGGGGTTCATGATCCCCTTGTCGATGGCCATGCCGTAGGCCTCCAGCCGGCTCTTCAGGTCGCCCTTCAGCAGCGCGTCGGGCAGGAACTCGAAAAAGCAGCCGGGCTCGGCGAAGTAGTGCGTGGCGGCGGAGGCCACGCGCTCGTAGTGCGGGCCCATGTGGAAGGTCACGAACTCGAGGCTCTGATGCTCGATGTTCGAGAAGGTTGCCCGGCTCAGCTCGAACAGGAGGTGGGGCGGAACGCCGAAGCAGCGCGCCACTTCGAAGACGGAGAACTGGCGCGTCTCAATGTGCTGGCTGGCCTTGTTGTCCAGGGACATGACCTTAAGGTCCATCTCTTGGTCCAGGACGGCCGTTTCGCCGGCCCGGCGCTGGCCGCCGAACAGAGCCTTCCAGTCCGCGCGGATCTTGTTCTTGGCCTCGGGCTCGACCTTGTGCTTCGTCGTCAGCACCGTGGAGGGCTGGGCGTTGTTCTCCCAGAAGCGCGCCGCGTATTCCGAGGTGGCGATCGCGCCGGCCAGTGCGTCGCGCACGGCGTGGATCCGGTTCACCCCGGTGACCCCGTCCAGGCTGAAGCCCGGGATGTGCCAGCAGTCCGCCCGGCTCAGGCGCCGGCGCAGCCCGTTCGGCAGCTGGACGTCGTAGAAGAGCTCGAGGCCGTCCTTTTCATCCCAGTGCTGGGCGACGGCCGCGCCGATCGGCGAGAGCCGACTGATCGCGGAAGGTCGGAAGGCGGCGTCCCGGTGGACGTAACTGTAGAAGCCCGCTCGGAGCAGCAGGTCGAGTAGGAGCGCTTCCTTGAAGCGGAAGGCGTCCTGCACGTTGTTCGGCCTGTCGTGCAGCAGGGCGTAGAGCGGCGACTCCGTCGCGCGCTCCTTTCCGCCGTCCGGAAGCCGGCGGTAGTAGATCAGCGGCGTCATCGCGAAGAGACCGGACAGGATCTCGAGCGCCCGCAGGACGGCCGGAAGCGCGATCGCCGTCTTCTCGGTGACGCCGGCGCCGCCGCTTGAGGCGCCGATCATGTTGAACACGGTCAGGCCGTTCGGATCCGACAGGCCGTCGCCGCGGCTATCGGCGCAGCGGTGTTGACCGCGGCGGCCTGGGGCCGCCGGCGGCTGAAAACTTCCCGCAGGCCCACCCTAGAGGCCCGTGTATTCGAACTTGGGCGCGGCCTCTTCCGGCATGACGGCCGGCTGGATCGCGTTGATCAGGGCGTCGATGCCGTCGATCTTGTTCGGCGACATCGGCGTCTCCTTCTTCGGGATGATCGTCTCGTCGACCTTGCGGGTGACCACGACGTTCGACGCCATCCAGGTCATGACCGGGTTGCCGTCGTGAGCGAGCGCCCACGGTCCGGCCTTGACCCGACGCTCGAGCTCTTTCGCCGGGTCGGTCACCGACTTCGCGTTCTTGTGCAGGACCTGGGCGAAGGGCTCGTCGCCTTCCCCGAAGTCCTCGTTGAGCTTGCTCGCCATCCCGAGCGCCGCAGCGAATTGGTCGAAGGTCGCCCGACGTGCGCCGTAGCGGGCCTTCCAGTCCCGTACGACGGCCTCGACCGTGTTGTGGTCCACCAGTCGCCCGGGGTCAGCTGCAGGTGCCCTTGGGCCGCCCAGGAGCGATAGGGCGCCGGGCCCTTTCCCTCCGCATGGGTGGGATCCTGGAGGACCGCGTCGGGCAACCAGAACATCGGCTTGAAGATCAGCTGCTGCTCGCCGGGCTTCGTGGGCGAGTCCCGGAAGGCGGCCAGCACCAGGGCGGTGATGTCGTCCTTGTCGGCCAGGTCCGCCCCGATCAGGCAGTCCAGGCCGTCGAAGTCCCTCCCACTCGAGCTTCTCGTCGGTGCAGGCCTTCCAGCTCGTGATGTTCAGCCAGGCCGCCGCGGCGTTCAGCCAGCGGTTGAGGTTCTTGGTGAAGAAGTTCCCCTCGGCCGAGGGCGACGCCCGGGCGTCGGCCGCATCCTGGCGCATCGAGGCCCAGCTCGGCGTGATGCCGATCATGGGATTGGCCTTCGGCCAGTTCTTCTCGTCGTAGGGGTCGTCGCCCTCGTCGAGCGTGAAGATGATCGCGAACACGTGGTCCGCCTGGAGCACGCCGGCGAGCACCTTCCCGACGTACAGGCGCTGCTCGTAGCAGACGCCGTTCGTGTTGAAGCCGGCCGTGGTGATGATCCACATGAGCGGGTTGCGCCGGGCGCCCATCCCCGACTTCATCACGTCGAACAGCGCGCGATCCTTGTGAGCGTGCAGCTCGTCGAGGATGGCGACGTGCGGGTTGTGTCCGTCGTTCGTGGAGCCCTTGCTGTTGACGGTCTGGATGAAGCCGCTGTTGTCGGCGCAGGTGATGGCCTTGGCCCAGACCTTCAGCGCGAAGGCCTCGCACAGGTCGGCGCTCTTGTTGGCCATCTTCTGGGCCGGCTCGAACACCTTCAGCGCCTGGGCGCCCGTGGTCGCCCCGACGTAGATCTCGGGCCCGACTTCGCCCTCGCAGGTGAGGCAGTAGAGCGCCACGCCAGCGGTCAGCGTCGACTTGGCCCCTTCCGGGCCATCTCAATGTAGACGTAGGAGAACCGCCGGAGGCCGTCCTCGGTCCGGCGCCATCCGAATATGACCACCAGGATGAAGATCTGCGGCGGCTCAAGTTCGATCAGTCCGCAGCGCTCGAGGTGCTCCCCTCGCCTGCCGTTCGGGCAGCTGCACCAGTTGCCTTTGACGTGCCCGAGCTTCTCGATGAAGTCGCAGACGTCGTCGCCGTGCCAGGGATCGAAGCGGTAGCCCCAGGCCTTATCCTTCTTCGCCCGCTTGAGATCGTCCAGGTGGCGCTTGCACGCCTGGCGGACCTCTTTGCAGGCCACCGCGCGCTTGCCGACGACGTCGCGAGCCCAGCGCTCGGCGATGCCGCTGTAGTCCCGGGCGTGCGTGAGCTCCCTAGCCGCCGCGGCCGCGCGCGCCCATTCCGCTCGAAAGGGTTCTTCGGCCGACCGTCCTCGGCGCCGCCGGCGCGCTGCACGACGCGGCTCTTGGGGCCGGCCAGGCCGAACAGCTCGCCCAGCATCCTAAACTGCGCGACGTACGACGCCGGCGCTGAGGCGTCCGCCTCCCGCGCCTTCCGAAGGTTCGCCGCCATGGTGCACCACTCGGCGAAGCTTTCGGCGTCGCACTGGCGGGCGCCGTGCGTCACAGCGAGCGCGACGTAGTCCGCCCAGACCTCGGCCACTGCGTCAGGGAGCTTTGGCGGCGTCAGCGACAACGCCGGGGAGAGCGTCTCGATTATGTCGACGCTCGCGGACCGGCATGGCTGCACCGTGCCGCGCTGCTTGTGGACCGATTTGGGCTCTGGCTTTTTTCCGGGAGCCGGCATTTTTCGGACCCCCCGCGATTTTCAATTCGCACGCGCGATTTTTTGACCAACCACGCGGTCCCGGAGCGTCGGCTCCCAGACTTTCGACCCACCCCCCTCTTCAGAGGGGTTGATCAGGCCGCAGCCGGCCGGGTCGGGAGGCCGAGGCGCCGGGCGAGCGCGTCGATCGCGCTCTGCCCGATGTCCTCGATGCGTTGCTTGAAGCCGTTGTGGCAGGGCGCGCAGCTCGAGACCCACCAGGTCCGGATCCAGAAGAGCGTCTGGTCGCCCTTGTGAGGGTAGAGGTGGTCGACCAGGGAAGCGGCTGTCACGCGGCTCTCGAGGCTGCAGTACTTGCAGAGAGGTGAGCCCCGGAGGTGCCCCTTCGCCGCCTTGTCCCAAGCCGTGGTGTAGCCTCGCGCCCGGGCTGATCCCCGCCGACGATCGACAGCTGCAGCAGCTGCTGCGACCGCCCGCCTGGCCACGGCGCCGCCCGAGGATGCTCGAGGCGGACGCCTGGCCATTGGACCTCGCTAGCCGGGGCTGGTGATGATCAGCTCGCGAGCAGCTGTGGATCCGCTCGCCAGCCCATAGCTCAAGCCGATCGGCTCAAGCTCAGCCCAGCTGAACAGCTCCCGGATCTGGGGCACGTCGTTGATAGACAGGACGAACCTGCCCTTCGCCGAACGCAGAACGTCAGCAAGGCGGGCGAAGTCCTCCCGGCTGAAGAGCTCCCGCCCGTAATAGTCCTCAGTGCCCCAGTAGGGCGGGTCGCAATAGAACAGGGTCCCTAGGCGGTCGTACCGCTCGACGAACGCGTCGAATCGGAGACGCTCGATGGTCACGCCGGCCAGCCGGGTGTGCACGTCCTCGAGGAGCGGGCCCAGGCGGGTGACGTCGAACGCTCCAGGTCGATCGACCTGGACGCCGAAGTTGCGGCCCTCAACCTTCCCGCCGAACGCTGTCGACTGCAGGTAGAGGAAGCGCCCTGCCCGCTCGAGGTCGGTCAGGGTTTCAGGGTCTACCCTGCAAAGCCGCTCAAACTCGGCACGGGTGGTGATCCCGAACCGCAGCGTGTCCATGAACTGGACGTAGTGGCGCTGCAGGATCCGGAAGAGGTTGGAGACGTCGCCGGACAGGTCGTTGATGACCTCGGCCTTAGGCCGGGCGCGCCGGCGCAGGAAGATCCCGCCCATGCCCACGAAGGGCTCGGCGTAGGTCACGTGCGGGACGGTTTCGATCAGGGTGGTCAGGCGCTTCGCTAGGTTGCGCTTCCCGCCAACGTAGGGGGCGACCGGGCGCACGGGGGCGACCGGAGAAAGGCTGTTGCTCTCCAAGGTGGACTCAATCTCGATTGGTCCCGCCGGTCGGACCGGTGGCGGGACTGATGGGCGTGCTAGCCGCCCAGAGGTGCGGGCTGGTACCCCGCGGTTCGGAGCATGCCAGTGCTCCGACCCCCGTCCCACAATCACGCTGCAGGAGCGCTCATGCAAGCCGGAGACGTTGTTCAACTCAAGTCAGGTGGTCCGCAAATGACCATCTCGCACAAGGCGGCGGGCGGAGCCTCAGGATGGGTCTGCATCTGGTTCGACGGCGCGAAGAAGGAGCAGGCCATCTTCCCCGAGAACGCACTCAAACCCGCGAGTGAGGCCGGCGGCCGGGTCTCTCTGGTCTAGAGCACCATCCATACTGGAGCGGGGGCGGTCTTCACCGAGGTCCTGAGGAGGTCGAGGGCCCGCAGTAGCGGACCGGCTCGCGGCAGCCGAGCGGCTGAACTGTCCACCGTCACGCGGCGGACGGTCAGCCCTTCAAGGCAATGCAGGCTCCTCTTTGGCCACCAGACCATGATCGTCGGGTCAGCGTGGTGCCGCCAGTCGGGCCAGGTGAAGCCGCCCGCTTCGGCCATGTAGCGGTCGCTCACGACCACCACTTCGCTGACCTGGTTCATGCTGTGGCGACATCCAGCGTGACGGCTTCCCAGTTCGCCTGGGGCGTCTTGCGGGTGTGGAAGCGGACGTACCGGCTCGAGCCGATCACGCGGATGCTGTCGGTGATCGCCTGCATGGCGCGCTTCCAGCGCGGGTCATCGATGTCGAGGCGCTGCAGCGCGAACAGCGCGCCGCGGTTGAACTGGCCGGCCTTGTCGACCCGGAATGCGTTGGCGACGATCGCCTGCAGCTCCGGCCGGCTGTCGGCCGCCCACTCGCCAAGGCACTCGTCGACCAGGGCCTTGGCCGTCTGCAGCTGGGCGCCGAACGCGATCAGGTCGGCCACCTGGACGGTGACCTTCAGCAGCCCGTCAAAGCTGCTGAGCGTGATGTTGCCCTTGGCGCCGCCCACCTTGGCCTTGTGCTCGGCGGCGAGGATCGCGCTGAAGACGTCCACTTCGCTGAACGCCCATGCCTTGAACGCCGCGATCGCGGCGGCCAGCTCGGCCGCCCGTGCGTGCAGTTGGCGCACCAGGCCGTCCTCGAGCTTGTCGGCGGCCTTCACCAGGCTGATCGGCACCAGTGAGCCCTTGGCGTCGGTCATGTAGAGCTGGCCGTTCGCCTGCTCGACGCCGGCCGGCAAATCCATGCGTTCTTCGCTCACAGCGTGAGGCCCTTCCCTGCCCGCTGCAGCCCGACGCGCAGCGCGTGGTCCTTGAGCTCCCGGAGGGCGGTGTCGCGGGCGCTGAACGCGTGCACCGGCCGCCCTTGGTCGTCGTAGCCATCCGCCAGATCGCTGCCGGCGCGATCGCCCTTGCAGCACCAGCGGCGGCCGTCGGCCGTCTGGTACTCGTGCAGGCAATTGCACTGAGTGCCCGCGGGCAGCGGCTTGTAACCGCTCGGTACGGCGGCCTCGCCTCGGGACAGCGCACGCAGCTGGTGGGCGATGTCGCTACGCTCAGCGAAGAAGCGCTCCGGATCCCGACGGTCGACGATCAGCGAGCCCACGCGCGAGGCGAGGGCCAGCAGCTGCGCCGCGTCGGCCGGGCTCACCGCGTGGTGAACTTCATGAGGCGGACGGCGACGTCGCCCAACCTGGCGGCGAGGCCGTTCAGGCCGACGTAGGCCGCCGCGGTGCGCAGCGCGAGGGCGACGCGCGCTGCGCGGGTCACCTCGAGGGATAGGGTCAGGTGGACCCAGCGGTCATCGACGCTCAAGCCGAAGCTCCCTGCGAGAGGCGGCGCGTGCGCCAGCCCTTGGTGGCGTGGAGGCAGTGCTCGCGGCCCGCTTCGGTCCGGCGCGCGATGATGTGCCGGTCCGGCCGGCCGCGATCGCGCAGAAGGCGGGGCGTCAGCCCCGAGAGCGCATCGTTGCCCAGGTCGTAGCCCAGGAGGACCTCGCCATGTCGTCGATCGTCGAACCCATCGGGGTCATGTCGGGAGCTTGGCTCACAGGCCCACCTTTCCGGCTGCGTTGCGTTTGAAGAGCTGAGCTTCGCGGTCGTAGCCGAGCAGCGTGTCGACCTTGGCGTGGCGCGTCTGGCGCTGGACGTCGGCGAGGCCGACGTTCCGGCCGAGCGCGCTGGTGACTAGGCCGGCGCGAAGCGAGTGACCGGCGAACACCGCGGGATCGAGCTTCACCCGGTCCGCGGCCGCCTTGACGATGGTGGCGATCGCCTGCCCCGACAGGGCGACGATCCCGAGGTGGCCATGACGGTCGATCGACCGGAACACCGGGCCGCGCTTCACACCGGAGGCCTGCAGCCAGGCCTCGACCGACCGGACCGGGCAGTACTTGGTCTTGCCGTAGGGCACCGCGATCAGCTGGCCGTGGCCTTCCTGGTCGCCTTTCGACCGGCCGAGCCAGAGCTCGGCGCCGCCGGCGACGAACCGGAGCTCGTTGGTCCCGCCACCCAGCTCGAGGCTGGCCAGCTCCGACCGGCGCAGCGCGCTGGCGAAACCGAACAGAAGGACCGCGCGATCGCGCAGGCCCGCCAGGTTCGTCGGCGTCTTGTCGATCGCGCGCTTCAAGTCCTCGGTGACCAGCGCCCGCTTCTTGCGGGGCGGGCGCCCGTGGGCGCGGCGGATGCCGCTCCACACCCGGCGGAGGTCTCCATGATCGGGCGGAGCGTGGCCCGCCTCGCGGTGAGCCGTCCGGATCGCTGCAAGTCTACGCGCCAACGTCGACGCCGCGTGCGTGGGCGCGCGGGCGGTCAGGTACAGGGCGAGGGTCGCCGCTTCCGCCGGGAGCGGGACGGCGCCGACGCTGGCGCACCAGCCGGAGAAGTCCGCCCAGTCGCTCCCATAGGCGCGCCTGGTGTTCGCCGCTCTTCCGAGCTCGGCGTAGGACTGGGCCTCCTCGGCCAGTGTTCGAACAGCCGCCGCGTCGAGTTTCGCGACGGCCGAATTGTGCGGGCCGACCGGGACGAGATCCTGGCCGGGCATGTATCCTCCTCGGATGAGCGACGAGGCTGCGGAGACGGTGACCGTCTTCTTCGAGGACGCGCTGGAGATCCGCGCCGTGCCGGTCGCCGGCCACGACGCCGGCGGGCGCCCGCTGCTGGATCTGCCCGGCTACGAGGTGATGGAGGTCTACGGCTTCAGCTACCGCTTCGCGGCGTTCCGGCCTGGGCCCGCCGATGGCGGAGATCCTGCTTCACATTGAGCGGCTTGGGTAAGCCGTGGGCCGGACCCAGCTTTCACCGGCTGGCTTGCGATAAGGGTTCTTATCGGGAGTGAGCTTCGCGCTCGATCACGCCATCTTCGGGGTTTCGGCGACCGTTCGACCCGGGTCGAACCCGGCCGCGATCAACCGACGCCGCAGTCCGATCGCCGACAAGGCCGCCGGGCCGCGAACGGCCAGGACCACCCGATCGAAGAAGACCAGGTTCGGCGGCATGCGGCGCCCTCCGGACAAACGAAAGCCCCGCGACCTGGGGTCCGGGGCTGATGTAGGTGTTCTCTGCGACGGCTCCGGTCGCACCGGCCGCGCCGGACGCTCCGGCCGGCGCCGGTCGCAAGTCCGACGCCTGCCGATAGGGATACGATCTCGACCGTGTAGAACCCGTTAAGGCTGTCGCGACCGCTCAGGCCGCCTCGGCCTCGACGGGCAACGTGCCGACCAGCTGCTCCACCTCGAGCACATGCCTCTCGCGACGGTGCGTGCGGTACCCCGCGCCGACCCGGACGCAGGCCTCGACCACCACCGCGACCTGGTGCTCCGGCCGGTGCTCGCCGGCGACGCGCTTGACGATGTGCCGCCAGTTGCTGCGTGCTGCGCCTGGAGCGAGCAGCGCGGTCATGACGGCCGCGGCCATCGGCCCGGCCACCTCGAGAACGCGGTCGACACGCAGGCCAGCGTCAAGCACGATGTCGTCTACCAGCGCCCGCGAGCCCGGCACGCCGCCGCCGCCCGTCTTGTTGTAGATGTCGTCCGCCATGCCGACGCCGGCGCGCAGCTCGACGTCCTGCTCGAGCTCGCGTGCGGCGTCGAATTCTTCCCGCTCGAGCACGCGCATGCCGTCGGCGCGCCGGCGGCCGTTCAGCAGTGCGAAGACGTCGTAGCGCCGGGCCCGCTCCACCTGGCGCTTGGCGTCCAGGTCGAAGACGACGTCCTGGTTCGCCGACAGGCGCAGCGCGTCGCGATCGGCGCCCCACTTCTCCGGATTGCGCCGGCGCTCGTGCGCCAGGCGCGCGGCTTCGGCCGGATCCATCGGGCCGAGACGACGCTTCTTCGATCGGGACATGAGCTCAGGAATCCACAGGGTCGTTAAGATCGGCGAAACTGTGATCCCGCGCCGGATGGGCGGCGAAGGGCAGCCGGATCTGAAGCGACAGCAGGTCGCGCCGCACCACCTCGACCGGCTCCTCCGCGGTGCGCGCCTCGGCCGCGGCGTCCAGCAGGTACCTGAGAAAGGCCCGGCGCTCCCACACCGTGGCGCAGGCCTGCAGGCCGCTCTCGATCAGGGACGAGGCGCGGTCCCTGGGCGGCAGACTGACCACGTTGGAACCGTTCGCGTTGCTCACAACACGAACTTAGCCGTTAGCGCGGCTGAACGGAACATGAGCGGAACGCCGCATGCGGAGATCGGGTACGGCGCCCATTCTCCTAGCCGCTTCGGCCGATCTCGAGCGCGACCGTCTCGAGCCGCGGCGTTCCGCCGGCGAGCTGCAGGTCCGGCCGGCCGGATACCCAGGCGCGGACCCTGCCCACCAGGTCGGGATCCCCGTTCCGCCAGCCGTCGATCGAGGTGAACGTCCAGTCGCCCAAGGCGAGCAGCCCTTCGGCGGCGCCCTGGGCCGCGCGCAACCCGCCCACCACCTCGATGATCGCGTGACCCGTCGCCAGGTGGACGACTTCCCAGGTCGGGGCGGCGCTTCCGTTCTGCGACCGATTTATCGGTCGGAAGTCGGAAGTGGCTAACCGTGCGCTGCCTTGTTCATGAGACGGCCGCGCCCCCGCCCACTCCGGCCCGATCCGACCGGCCACAACACCACCACGCCGAGCGGGCCCGAAACCCAGCCGCCGTCCACCCGCGCGCCCTCCGCCGATGCGGTTGCTATGGGCGCCACCCTCCAGCCGCCCGCGCTTTCGCCGCCGCTGGTCAACGGAGCCCCGCCGCGGCCTGTTTGCGAGCGACGGACCCCCTGCCCCCTTCACGCCGACGGAACGGACGTCCGCCTCCCGGCGGCCCTCCCTGGTGCCGCCTGTGGGCCAGTTTAAGGCGGAGTCCGGGCGTCTCCGCACTCGGGCGGCGCTGCCGGGTGGAGCATCCCGGCGCCGTCGTCGGCGTCTTCGCCAACCATGTGAGCGCCGACCAGGCGCTCTCCTTTCCTCTCCCCACATCAGATGAGGCCCTGGTCCGGACTCTTGGCGCTTGGCGGTATCGCGTTCTGTCTCGCCTCGCGGCCGGCGAGCGCGGCCCCCGCCCGGTCGCAGGCGTCCAGCAGCCCGTTCGCTTGCGCGTCGTAGAGGCGGAGCTGCTGGCCCGCGCCTCCCGGGCCGTGACGTGGTCGTCCGGGACGGCCGTCTTCCGCAGCAGCTTCCGCGCGGCGTCCGGGATCGAGAGGCGGTAGGCGTTGGATGTCTGGCGGACCTGGGGGCCGCGGCGGCCGAGCGCGCCGTCCACGGGCGTGAACCTCCGGATCCAGTCCAGGAAGCCGTGCGCCTTCAGCGCGGCCAGCGCGCGCACGACGGCGTCCTTAGAGCGCCGGGTGGATCGCATGATGTACTCGATCGCCGGCTCCAGGAGCCGGTCCCTCCCGCCGCTCAGCGCCAGGCCGACCAGGGTGCGCAGGACCTCGCGCCCGACGTGGCCGATCGGACCGTTCCGGCTTCCGGGCTGTCGTCGCATGCGGTCATAGATCTCGGCGGCCGAGAGGATGTCCCGCTTGTCGCGGCGCCGGAAGCCCTGCCGGTATTCCCGAGGCTCCGCGCCGGCGAGCAGGCTGTTGCGGCGAACCGGCTGACACGTCCGCCGGCGCTCCGGCTCCCGCCAGGGGTCGGCGGCGCTCAC